TAAATGATATCTCTTCTGTTTATGTTGCCGAGGTTCTTGAACCTAAACTTAAAGCAGGTGGTGAAGGTAAAAAGGTACAGAAGGGAGGGACATCCGAGGAAGACTCTGCTAAGAGAGTTAGTCAGGCAGTCTACGATATTAGATATAAAGCAAAGAAATCTGGTGTTGATGTAAAGCAGGCATTCTCCAAATACAGTGGAAAGAGTGGAATGTCTGGTGAAGAGATAAAAGCAGTCAGAGAAAAACTTGGGATTAGTGAAGAACTAGAACGAGTTGATGAAGAAGAAGAAAAGTATAAAGTTCGTGTAAGGGATAAGGAAACTGGAAAGACTTATGTAAGAAGTGCAAGCAGAGAAAAGATTGCTAGTTTACGTTCTAACCCAACTATTTCTTCTGTTGAGATGACCGGAGAGGGTAAAGTAAAGGATGATGATAAAAAGAAGAAAGGAAAATTAGATCCAGTAGGTCAGGAAGATAAAGATATTGATAATGATGGTGATGTAGATAAGACTGATAAGTATCTTCACAAGCGTCGTAAGGCAATTGGTTCTGCAATTGCTTCACGTAAAGAAGAAGTTGAAGTTCCCGATAAGGATCTGAAAAAAATGTCAGCAAAGGCAACAAAGAGAGTTGACTCTGATGTTGATGGTGATGTTGATGATGATGATGCAAAAGAAAAAGGATTTGGTGAATACTTACCATCTGCAGATGGTAAGAAAAAAATTAAAACAAAAGTAAAGATTGAGGGATTTTATTCATGGAGAGATTCTCTTAGTGAAGTTGCAGATGAAATGGATAAGAAAGTCAAAGAAAAGAAAGTTAAAAACAAAATTAAAATTCATCCAAACTCAGGAATGAATGAGTCCATTCAAAATCTGGGTGGAGAACTTCTTGAGATGGAAGAATTCTCTGGAGTCTTTGATGATGTTCTTGACGTTGATTTCTACCACATCAGTGACGAACTGATTGAAAGTGTTGTTGTAGAATTTTACGAAGAGATTCTTGCTGAGGGTTATGACCTTCTGGAAGTAAGAAAGGCAATCATTGAGTTAATTGATATTGAGATGTCTATTCTTGATGAAGCAAAAGTTACGGTTGGTCATGATAGTAATGAGGTTAAGAGAAGCAAAATGGATAGAGTGAAGTCCTTTATGAAGAAAGCCTACAAGAAAGGAAAGGAAGCATACAATAGTAAGGAAGGAAAGAGAGTTAGAAAGGGTGTAAAGAAAGGTCTTTACAGAGTTGCTAAGAGAGTTTCCAATCTTGCTGATAAAGCAGCAGAAAGACTGACTGATGTTAGTGAAGGAAACGAAGAATCGGAAAAGAAGCAGTCGATTGCTGCAAGAGAAAAAATGATGAAGAAGCAACAAATGCTTGATCGTCAGAGACTCCAAATGCAAAAAGCAGGTAAACTTCCTGCTGGTCATGCATACGAAGAAGTTGAATCTGAGGATGAGGTGATTGAGGAGAAGGCAGTCAGTAAGGCACAGCAACGTTTCATGGGTATGGTTCATGCTGTTAAGAAGGGTGATATGTCTGCACCTTCATCAGAGGTTGCAAAAGCAGTATCCTCAATGAAGAATAAGGATGCTAAAGATTTTGCATCCACCAAGCATAAAGGTCTTCCAGATAAAAAGGAAGTTGATGAAGCAACTCGTTACGCACAAGAAACTGGTAAAAGTTTTAAGAGTGGTAAGGAAAGAGTTCCAGGCGGAAGCATGAAGAATAACAAGGCATTCCAAAATGTAAGTAAAACCTTGCGTAGTATGCAAGGTCGTCCAGAAGGACAAAAAGAAAAGGTAAAAGGTAAAAAACCACCTGCTGCTGGTGAATTGGGTGGACCTAAGTCGCCTGCTCAAAAAGTTGACATAAGACGTTCTGCTGCTAAAAGAGCAAAAGAACAACTAACTTCAAGATTTGATTGAATAAATCATATATAAAATATAACCATATTGAGGTTTATCATGTTAGCATTTCTACTTCCACTTGCATCAAAGGTAATTTCCGATGCTGTATCAAAGATTCCAGAAAATGAAGAACTCGGTGAGAAACTCATTGAGATCTGTCTTGTTATTCTTTCTAAAGCGGTTAAGTTGACCAAGACTGATATGGATGATCAACTCTTAGAAGTTGTCTCCAAAGCAATCAGATCTAGAGAAACTGTTTGATTACTTAAAAATTTGTAGGTCTCCTATTTTTATAAATATTCTTAGCAATAAAATTAGGGACAGAAAAAAATGGCACTTTGGGGAAATGACGACAATGTGGGGTCAACTGGTACAGTTGGACTTAATTATTCCACGAGAGTCGTGACGGGGACAGGAACCTCATTTGGTATTGCCGGTGGTTGTGCAGAGGGTGATGTAATTCGTTTTGGTATTCGTGGTGGAGTTTATTTTGGCGATGCTGTAATTGCAAGTATTGCTAATTCAGAATCACTCACCATTGCTTCTACCATGGGTCTGAGTGGTGCTGCCATTGCTGCAACCGATTTCACCGTATCACAACTTCCTAAGTCAAGTGTATTTGACTCAAAATATAGTGAGGCATCTTACGGAACTGAAGATAGTCTTGTATATGGTATTAGTGAAGGAAGAACTGCTGCTTATGGATCGACCACATCTTCATATCGTTTAGATGGTGAAGGTTGGGTCGGCGTCACCACCTATGTTGATACTCATGGTAACCTGAGAGTTAAGAAGGAGATTCTTGTTGCGATGTCCGGCATCTCAACTGGCGATGGCAGCATCAATTATCCAACAGATGTTTGATGATTCGAAATAATATTGATTGATGTAATGAATTTTAACGTACTTAATGATAAAAACTTTTTATTATTTGCAATTCAAAACTACGATAATCCACAGGCTGTATCGAAGGATGATTTTGATAAAGATTTAAATCACTTTAAGTACGTTAAGCGACACCTTAAAAAATATAAAAAGACTGGTGAATTAAAGACTCATCTTCTTTTGAATCACTTTATTATGATATACAATGTTTTTGGTGAGGCAGCAACGCCAATGCTTTTTTATAAGATTGAACCAGAACTTTGGTCTTCATTGAAATCGTTTATAATATTTTTAAATAGATTGCCGGAATATCCTAAAACGGATATTCATGATATACAAGTTGATCTTGATTGTTTAAAGGAACTTCAAAAAATCTATCATGGAAAAGGATAAAATCGATAAAATTATTGATGCATTTCGAAATGCGATGTATCATGAGTTTTCCGTATCAGAAGAAGTTCCAACGAATGCAGCATCCTCGGGGCAAATTGCTGGTCTTCCCCCAGATCAACCCCCCGTTAAAATTGATGGAAGAAGAAAATACGTCAGAAAATATCTGGATAAACTTACAAAGAAGAGAAAGAAAAGGGAAGAAAAAAAATCAATGCGTAAATTGATGGACTTTAACCCTTATTTCGGAAATGGAAACCAATAACGAAGTAAAAATTGCTCTACTGGAACAAAAAGTAACAGATTTTTCTGTGGTTGTGGAGAAGATAGATACTGCCATAGAAAAGTTAAGTGAGGTAAATAATAATGTTAGTAGGATGCTTGCCGTCCATGAAGAAAGAATCACGAAACAAGAAGACTCGGACGCTGTATTATTTGATAAAATTGACAAACTCCGTGATAAAATGGACGGCGATCACAACCTCGTCACTTCAAGACTACAATCACTTGAACGAAAAATGTGGACTGCACTCGCAACACTTGGATTGATTGTAGTTACAACAAATCCAAATGCTATAAAAGTCTTAAAACCCTTGATGTCTTCGGGTTCTAGTGCTATAGTAACGCCAGTGGCATCTCTTTTTAATGGATCAAGTCGATAGTAAATATATCGGTCTAGTATCGTCTCGACTACAGAAATTTAAAAGAGTAAAGTCTAATCTATATAACTTTCGTTGTCCAATTTGTGGAGATTCCCAAAGGAATAAGAACAAAGCAAGAGGATATTTTTACGTTGTAAAGAATAATACAAATTTTAAATGTCACAATTGTGGAGCATCTCTGTCCTTTAACAACTTTATAAAGAAAGTTGATGTGGAGTTGTATAAGCAATACACATTAGAAAAATTTAAAGCGGGATTTAGTGGAAAAGGTTTTACTGCAGATTCTCCAACAGTCATTTCAGAAATCGTAGAGTCATCAAAACCAAGATTCGTAAAAGATCCTATCAAGAGTTCACTACCAAAAGCAAGTGAAGTCAGAAGAGCAAAAGAATATTTGGAGAGGAGAAATATTGATCCCACCAAGTTCTATTATGCTGAGAGGTTTAAAGAATTTACAAACTCTATAAAGCAAACATTTGATGATGTGAAATATGATGAAGATAGGATTATCATTCCTCTGTATAAAGACAAAAGGTTGATTGGATTTCAGGGAAGATCTATTGATTACTCTCCCACTAAATACATAACCGTGATGCTTAAAGAAAATGAACCGAAAATCTATGGTCTAGATAATATCAATAAAGAATCTAACGTTTACATTACAGAAGGACCATTCGATAGTACCTTCATTGATAACTCAATTGCCATGTGTGGTGCTGATGTCGATGTTAATGAATGGAATATTGAAAATCCTGTTTATGTCTATGATAACGAACCAAGAAATAAAGAGATTGTAAATCGTATATCAAAAGTTATCGACAAGGGATACAAGGTGGTTATCTGGCCTACATCAATCATGGAAAAGGACATCAATGATATGGTTCTGTCTGGACTGGATGTTCAGAGTGTAGTAGAATCAAATGTATACAGTAGTCTTCAGGCAAAAATTAAATTCAATTATTGGAAAAAGATATGAGTAATGGTATCAAAGTAAAAAAGAGAGACGGTAGAATTGAATCTCTGGATCTTGAGAAGATGCATTTGATGGTGGACGTAGCATGTAAAGGACTCTCAGGAGTCTCTGCTTCTCAGGTTGAGATCAATTCTGGCATTCAATTTTATGATGGAATCACAACTGATGAGATTCAGGAGATTCTGATTCGTTCTGCAAGTGATTTGATTTCTTTGGAGAATCCAAATTACCAATTTGTATCCGCACGTCTTCTGTTATTTGCTCTTCGTAAACAACTCTTTGGAAAGATCTGGGAGTTCCCACATCTCAAAGATCACATTCAAAGATGTGTTACAATGCAAGTCTATGATGCAGAGATTTTCTCTAAGTATTCATTGGAGGAGATTGAAAAGGTAAATAACTGGATTGATCATGAACGTGATATGTTGTTCACTTATGCTGGTTTAAGGCAGGTTGCGGATAAGTATCTCGTTCAAGATCGTTCAAGTGGAAAGGTCTATGAGACTCCCCAGTTTATGTACGTGATGATTGCTCTTACTATTTTCCAAGACTATTCAAAGGAAACGAGACTCAATTATGTCAGACGCTACTACGACGCAATCTCAAAGCACAAAATCAACATTCCCACACCTATCATGGCAGGAGTGCGAACTCCACTTCGACAATTTGCTAGCTGTGTGCTTATTGATGTCGATGACACCCTCGATAGTATCTTTACTAGTGATATGGCTATCGGCAGATATGTTGCACAAAGGGCGGGCATCGGCATCAACGCAAGTAGAATCCGTGGCATCAACAGTAAAATCAGAGGCGGAGAAGTTCAACACACAGGTGTTGTACCATTCCTCAAAAAGTTTGAGGCAACTGTCCGATGCTGCACTCAAAATGGCATTCGAGGTGGAAGCGCGACTGTCCACTTCCCAATCTGGCACCAAGAAATAGAGGACATTATTGTTCTTAAGAATAATAAAGGAACAGAAGATAATCGTGTTCGTAAATTGGACTACAGTATCCAACTTAGCAAATTGTTCTATGAACGATTCATCAACAATGAACACATCACGTTATTCTCGCCACACGATGTTCCGGGATTGTATTCTGCTTTTGGTACTCCTGGATTTGATGATCTATACAGAGCTTACGAGGGTGACCCAGACATTCCTCAAAAGGCAGTTGGTGCTCAGGAGCTTATTCTGGACCTTCTAAAGGAGAGAGCAGAGACTGGTCGTATCTATATTATGAATATTGACCATTGCAATACACACTCATCATTCAAAGATAAAATTGAGATGAGTAATCTGTGCCAGGAAATTACTCTTCCAACATATCCTCTCAATCATATCGATGATGAGTTTGGTGAAATTGCACTTTGTATTCTTTCTGCTATTAACGTTGGTAAGATTAAGTCTGATGAAGAACTAGAAAATCTCTGTGACTTATCTGTCCGTGCTCTTGATGAATTGATTGATTATCAGAACTATCCCATCAAAGCAGCAGAGATTGCTACAAAGGCACGTAGATCGCTTGGAATTGGTTTCATTGGTCTTGCCCACTACCTTGCCAAACTTGGATGCAAATACGACTCTCAGGAGGCGTGGGATGCTGTTCACGGACTCTCTGAATCATTCCAATTCTATCTTCTGAAGGCATCAAATACTCTTGCAAAAGAGAAGGGACATTGTGAATACTTTGGACGCACTAAGTATTCTGATGGGATTCTTCCAATCGATACATATAAGAAGGACGTTGACGAGATTACCAGTATTCAGTATGAGCATGATTGGGAGAATCTTAGACAGTCCATTTTGGAACACGGACTCCGACACAGCACATTGTCCGCACAGATGCCTTCGGAGAGCAGTTCCGTTGTGTCAAACGCAACAAACGGAATCGAACCACCTAGAGACTACCTGTCCATTAAGAAGTCAAAGAAAGGTCCACTCAAACAAGTTGTTCCTTCATACACGACTCTTAAAAACAATTACACGCTTCTCTGGGACATGAAGAGTAATGATGGATACATCAAAGTTGTTTCGGTCCTTCAAAAGTTTTTTGACCAAGCAATTAGTGGAAATTGGAGTTACAATCCAGAGAACTATGCCGACAATGAGGTTCCAGTTTCAATCATGGCAAATGACTTTTTGAACTGTTATCGCTATGGTTGGAAGACATCCTATTATCAAAATACATATGATATTAAAACGGATGAGGTAGTCGAACCAAAGAATAAAATTGAAGATTTAATCGAAGAACTATCACAAGTAGAGGAGGGAGAGTGTGAATCCTGTGCAGTTTAAAATTTCAATGAATGATAATGTTAATAGTGATGTCAAAGGAATGACAGTTTTCAACACGGAGGTTCATGATCACAAAAAACAACCAATGTTTCTTGGTAAACCCTTAGGTATTCAAAGATATGATTCTTTTAAATATCCGGTTTTTGAAAAACTTACAACTCAACAATTAGGATACTTTTGGAGACCTGAGGAGGTCTCCTTACAAAAAGATCGAGGAGACTATCAAACACTTCGCCCAGAGCAAAAGCACATATATACTTCAAACCTGAAGTATCAGATCATGCTTGATTCTGTCCAGGGCAGAGGACCTAGTATGGCATTTATGCCGTATTGTTCTCTTCCTGAACTTGAGGCATGTATGGAAGTATGGGGATTTATGGAGATGATCCATAGTCGTTCATATACTCATATCATCAAGAACGTATATTCTGATCCGACTGAAGTTTTGGATAAGATTATTTCGGACGAAAGGATTCTGGAACGCGCACGTAGTGTGACAGAATCATACGATGACTTCATTTCTTCTGCTCAACATTATGGAAATAGTAGTGATTGGGTTCATGCACAAGAGGGTGCAGGAAACTTTAGAGAGCAGCGTTATGAACTGAAGCGTAAACTTTATAGAGCAGTTGCAAATGTCAATATCCTTGAAGGCATTCGCTTTTATGTCAGTTTTGCTTGTTCTTTTGCATTTGGTGAACTTAAACTTATGGAGGGGTCGGCTAAGATCATCTCCCTTATTGCAAGAGACGAGAACCAGCACCTGGCAATAACACAAAACATTATGAACAAGTGGAAACAAGGTGATGATCCCGAGATGGCAAAGATTGCCAAGGAGGAGGAAGAGTGGACTTATGCGATGTTTGATCGTGCTGTAAACGAAGAAAAGAAATGGGCAGATTATCTTTTCAGAGACGGTAGTATGATTGGTCTGAATGATAAGTTGCTCAAACAATATGTTGAATGGGTTGCAAATCGTAGACTTAAAGCGATTGGCATGAAACCTGTGTATGATGTTTCCGCGAAGAATAATCCTCTTCCCTGGACGCAACATTGGATCTCCTCAAAGGGACTACAAGTTGCTCCACAAGAGACGGAAAACGAGAGTTACATAGTTGGTGGAATCAAACAAGATGTTAAAAAAGACACGTTCAGCGGGTTTAAACTTTGAGATAGTCTTTGATAAAGAAAAAGAGACCTGGATTCAGAAGGTTAAGAGGTGGTGTGCGAAAATTGCACCGCCTTTTAACCTTATTTTTTTGCATCTATTTTCTCTCGTGGAAGAATCAAAGGTTGATAATGAGGCAATAGGGATATGGCAGCAGCAGGATGCCCCAGAAACGCCTGTAATCGTCGAGAGCAAGTCCGAGGTAGATGGACTGACGGATCTCTCTATAAGCAATCCTGTGGTCAATTCACGTCCTCTCCCTGACCTATGGGGAGACGACTGGAATGATTCCCTTGCGAATATGAGACTCTGGCTTGACGAAGATGAGGATCATATGTAGAATATCTTTGTTAAGGTTGATAGGATAAATATACAAAGTTATCTTAAAGACTACTTTGGAATGGTTGATTATGAAAATCCATGGATCTACAACGGCAAAGAATTTACTTCTGATCACATTGGCAGTCACTTCGGTTTCGTCTATCGCATTACTAACAAAGAAACTGGTAGAAAGTATATCGGTAGAAAGTATTTCTGGTCAAAACGAAAGCCTAGAAATAGTACTGGGAGGAGAAGAGTTACGACTGAAAGTAACTGGAAGAAATACTACGGAAGTTGTCCAGATCTTAAAGGGGATGTATTGCAATATGGGAGGGAGTCCTTTCTCCGGGAGATTCTTACTCTACACTCCACAGCAGGAAAATGTAACTTTGAGGAAACAAGACAGTTGTTTTTGAATAATGTTCTCACAGAGTCCTTGACAGATGGAACTCCTGCGTTTTATAATGGAAACATCCTAGGTAGATACTATCGTAAAGATTATTTTAACAAGTAACCTGAAATGATTAAAAAAATTATTATTGCAATTTTAGCATTTTCAATTCCATCTGCATGTGCTGTTCCAAGTACAATGAATGAACTTGAGGATGTTGTGAATGTAGATATTCTAGAAGACGAAGAGACTGCAATTCAAATAGAAGTTGTAGAAAAACAATGGAAGTGTGAGGAGTGTACTCCTGAGGAAAAATACATTCTCTCTGAACTTCAAAAGGAAACCAGAATTACTGACCGCAATGCCCTTGCTACAATTCTGGGAAACATTAAACAGGAAAGCAACTTCCGTGCTAACATATGTGAGGGAGGTGCTAGAGTTCCTTATGACCGTTGCTATAGTGGTGGTTATGGTCTTATTCAGTGGACCACTCTAGGAAGATATAATGGACTTGGATCTTTCTGTGCTGCATATGGTTGTGATCCATCTTCCCTTGAAGGTCAAACTCGTTATATGATTAACGAAGACATCTTTCAGAGGTATCTTCCTATGTTTGAGGGCAGTGGACAAACTGTCCAACAATATATGGTTCCTGCTTACTATTGGTTAGGATGGGGAATCAAGGGCAATAGAGAAATTTATGCCTATGATTACACTAAAAAACTCGTATGGACATGATTTTACAAACACTTAAAAAACTTACCAAACCTTTTACTGGTATTCCTGCACCAAAAGTTCTGAAAGATGATCCTTGGTTTGGACCTGCTCCACTTTCTGAAAAGCAGCAGATGAGTATGAAAGCACAACTGCAAGAAGAGAATCAACTTCTTCCAGAAAAAGAAGAAGTCCCTCCCAAAAAAGAGGTGGACAATATCCACGAAGTCATCTATAATATTGCTACGAAAAGCGGTAAGACTACAACTCAACTGGATCCAATGCCAGAGTTGGGTGGTGGTTCCGAAAACTTTCAATCTGGTCCTGGTGGATGGATGTCTGGAACTGGTTTTCGTCAATTTGGTTAGTTATGAGTACTGAAGAAATTGTTTTGAATGTCCGTGATTGGGTAATCCCCTTGGTAGTTCAGGATTATCGGCAATAGGAACTATCACTTGGGCAAGTAGCATAATGGAGAATGCCACGCTCTTCTAAAGCGTTGATTGGGGGTTCGAGTCCCTCCTTGCCTGTACTCTATACTACCAGAGTTGATAACAATGCCCTGTAGCACAACGGCAGTGCAGGAAGCTGTTAACTTCAAGGTTACTGGTTCGAATCCAGTCGGGGCAGTATCTCACTCTTTTATTATGCCAAACAAAAAAGAACTCACTCAGGAAGAACTTTTTCCTTATGAACTTTTTCCATTCCGTCTGGAACATCCAGATGAAAAAGAAAAGAAAGTCTGTTGGTTTCAGTGCGAAGAACATCTGGAAAAATACATTGCTCGCTACAAAATTAAAAAACGTAGTAAGTATGTAAAAATCGATAAGAAAACTAAATAGTTCTTTAATTATGAATTACAAACCTTATAGTGTGGAATGGCATCGGTATCGATACTTGAAGGAAGCAATCGATAAGTACCTAGATGACTACGTTGACAATGAGATAATTGTTAATGACATTCTGGACATCGTATGTGTCCGTCAGGAACGAGCACATATGGAGTATCATAAACTAGAAGACCTTGAGTTAAAACTGCGGGATTAGTATGCTATCAACTCAATACAGACTAAGACTAGAGTCTATTTGTAGATGCATTGCAAATAAAGAACAGGTGCCTTTGGAAGATATGATCTGGGCAGAGAAACTTGCCAAGGCACATACTCTTGCTAGAGATTGGTTGAACAAAGCACGTCGTCAAGCTGCTCAGGA